GTGATGCGTGGTGATATGGAAGGCGCGGCTGAAGAACTCTTGAAGTATTGCATGGCGGGGGGTAAAATTCTCAAAGGGCTGCAAAAACGTCGCATCGACGAACGCGCCGTGTTTCTTTCGTAGGACTGCCGATGCTGAAAAAACTTACCCTGAAAGCCGGTGTAAACAGAGAGAACACTCGTTACACATCTGAAAACGGATACTATGTGTCCGACAAGGTGCGCTTTCGTCAAGGTACACCTGAGAAAATCGGTGGGTGGACACGCATTTCAGCCAATTTTTTCCTTGGGGTTTGCCGTTCTTTGTGGAACTGGGTGACGTTAGGCGGCGCTAACTTGTTGGGCGTTGGTACCAATTTAAAGTTCTATATTGAGTACGGCGGTACGTATTACGACATCACCCCACTGCGGGCGTCTTCTACAATTAACACCGATCCTTTTACCGCCAACGGTACAACCACAGTTACAGTAACCGATACCGCTCACGGCGGGGTAACGGGCGACTTTGTCACATTCAGTGGTGCTACTGGCGCATACGCGACTACTTGGAATCAAGAGTATCAGATTTCAGTTTTGACTGTAGATACCTACACAATCACTGTAGCATCTGCAATTCCGGCTGGTTCATACGGCGGTGCGGCTGTTGTAGCGGCATATCAGATTAACGTTGGCCCTGCCACTGCTTTGCCTGTGATTGGATGGGGCGCTGGCCCTTGGGGTTCTGGAGGCTGGGGTGTTGGTACATCTACGAGCTACCCAATCCGCATTTGGAGCCAATCAAACTTTGGTGAAAACCTAGTCTTTGGGTATCGCGGCGGCGCAATCTATTATTGGGACAACGCCACCGGGTTAAGCGCCAGAGGTGTTTTGGTATCTAGTTTGGCCGGTGCATCTGACGTCCCACTGATGCAGAATTATTTAATGGTTTCTGACGCATCACGCTTTGTGTTTGCGTTTGGTGTAAACGACTACGGCAGCATTGTGCAAAATCAGATGTTGCTACGCTGGTCTGACCAAGAAGACATTAAGATGTGGACGCCCGCAGCTACAAACCAAGCCGGTAGTTTACTGTTGTCGCATGGCTCCAAGATTGTGACTGCACTTCAGACTCGGCAAGAGATTGTGGTGTTCACGGATTCATCTTTATATTCATTACAATACCAAGGCCCGCCAGTCATTTGGAGTTCCCAACTCCTTGGCGATAACATTTCTATTGCCAGCCAAAACTCTGCGGCTATTGCATCTGGTGTTATTTACTGGATGGGCGTAGACAAGTTCTACAAATATGACGGTCGCATCCAAACAGTGCGTTGCGATCTCCTGCGATACGTCTATAGCGATATTAATCTTGACCAAGCTGACCAATTCTTTGCCAGTACCAATGAAGGCTTCAATGAAGTCTGGTTCTTCTATTGCTCGGCATCGTCCTCCACGATTGACCGGTACGTGGTCTACAACTATATTGAGAACAACGGCCAAGGCGTATGGTATTACGGCAACATGGTTAGAACCGCATGGCTTGACTCCGGCTTGCGTAACTACCCAATGGCCGCTACAGACATCAACAACGTCGTCTACCATGAGTACGGTGTAGACGATAACTCCACAGAAGTTACCACCGCAATTAACGCGGTCATTGAAACTGCTGAATTTGATATTGACGATGGCGACCGGTTTGGGTTTGTCTGGCGGATCTTACCGGACATTACGTTCAACGGATCCACTGGGGCGAGCGCACCTCAAGTCACCATGACGCTGATTCCTATGCAGAACTCTGGCTCAGGGTATAACTCTCCGCAGTCTACCGCAGGGACTAGCTACGCTTCTATTCAGCGTATTGCCACCGCACCAATTGAAGAGTTCACGGGTCAGGTGTACATCAGGGTTCGTGGCCGTCAGATGATTCTTAAGATTGAGTCCAATCAGATTGGTACGCAGTGGCAGTTGGGTAGCCCCCGTATCGACATCAAACCAGACGGTCGCAGAGGTAACTCATGACGTTTATTGTTACGTCAGAATTTGAGTTAGGGCAGGTTGCTTCGCCCAATCTGCCTCTTGCGCCTATAGATTATGACTCTCGGTATCAAGAGCAGTTAAACAACGTTCTGCGTCTGTATTTCAACAGGCTGGATGCAATCCTTGAACAATTGAAAATTGGTTCAGGCTCAATTGATGGGTCGGGTTTAAGGCTTCCTTACGGTGCTTTTTCAGACTTTACCAGCCAGACCACAACAGCTAATACTGCTACGTTGATGGCGTTATCTGTAACGGACTTTTCTAACGATGTGTTTCTTGATACTAATTCCAAAATAACGGTAACTAACGCTGGTATTTATAACTTGCAGTTTAGCGTGCAGGCGCAGAACTTGGATAACGCTCCGGAAGACTTGTTTATTTGGTTGAAGCAAAACGGGACTGATATTGTGGGGTCAACTGGTTTGGTTGGCATGCCCGCTAGAAAGAGCGCAGGGGTTCCATACCACGACATCAAAGGCTGGAATTACTTTTTGTCCATGAACGCTAATGATTACGTGCAGATTTACTGGTCTGTGCCCAATCCTTTGGTTACTATTGAGCAGTATCCAGCTTCTGGAACGCCAACTAAACCGTCTACAGCTTCTGTTGTGGCTACGCTGTCATTTGTCTCGGCTCTGCCTTAAGGAATAAACATGAGAGAAAGAGACAACAACTTTTACATGGACTTTGAAGACAATGGCTTTGATAGCGGCATGTTGGGCGGCTACGATGGTGGCATCACGTCTTTACTTGCCGCACAAGAAGCCCAGCGTCAAGCTGAGGCTACACGTCTAGCACAAGAGGCAGAGCAAGCAAGACAAGCGCAAATTCAAGCCCAGTTAATGGCTGAACAGCGAGCCTACGAAGAACAAGCCTACAGACAAGCACAAGCTCGCCAAGAAGAATTGCGAGCACAGAACGCTGCTAGGTTAGCCGCAGAGCAAGAAGCCGCAAGACAAGCACAAGCTGAACAACAAGCTCAATTAGCGCAGGCAGAGCAACAGCGACAAATAGCTGCCCAACAAGAAACACAAAGGCAAGCAGAGACAACTGCACCGCAAGCGCCAGTAAATGACTATATTGCATCTCTCCCACAACCAGAGACAACAGTTGAAGATATTACAAGAATTTTTGATGGATCAAGTCGTGAATCTGTTGATAGATCGCCAACAGAAGATGCATCTGCCCGTGATGCAACAATTGAGTCGTTGATAAAACAAATCCAAGCCCGAAGCGACACATCTCGATGGACAGGTGGCTATGGTGCTGATCAAGCTACCAAAGACATGGCACGGATTCTTGCTGAAACAGGCATCACAGATCTTAGTCAGTTTGGCCCCATTACCCGTGAAGTTGAACAGTATGTTGGCAGTGACGACTCTGGCAATCCAATCTACGAAAAGCAAACCGAAAGAACCTTTGGCAATAAACTTACTGGGCAAGCAGTTCCTCTGACATACAGTGGCCGCCAAACGGGCAACTTCTTTGGCGGAACATTTGAAGGTAAAGGCAATACTGGCTACGGCGTACAGTTTGATGCTCAAGGCAATCCAGTCTTTTACACGCAAGGTGCATCCTCTAATGATCTAGCTAATTTAATACAAGATGCGGGGCCGATTGGTCAAATTGCTCTTGCTGTAGCTACCGGCGGCTTATCTATTCCTCAGCAAATTGCAGCTCAAATGGCGGTGCAGGTGTTAAGTGGCGCTGACATGGGAGATGTCATTAAAAACACAGCCATTAACTTGGCTGTGGCGCAGATTCCCGGCACTGACTTTATGAAAGAAGTAGGCGTCGAGATTAAAAACTTAGGTTTAGACCCATCGATTGCCAAAACTTTAAATAACGCCGCCCAAAATGCAGCGACTTCTGCAACCAGAGCGGTGCTGACCGGTCAAGATATTAGTGATGCAGTCTTAAGAGGCGCTGCTACAGGCGGTGTAAACGCTGCTGTTGGTGAAATGATTAAGTCCATCCCGGACTTTGACAAGCTAACACCAAACCAACAAAGAATGGCGTCTAATGCAATCACGGGAGTTATATCTGGTAAACCCTTAGATCAAATCTTAATTAACTCTGCCATTGCAGCCGCGAACGCTGAAATTAAAGCCAATGAGCCTATTAATGCCAAAGAACTCAGCCAGCTGGAGGCGGATGAGAAAAGAGTTTACGATGAGTCTGGCACCTCCGGATTGCGCACCTACCAACAACAGATTAGCAACCTAGAACGATTGACAACAAGCGGTCGCACTGGCGACGACATGGGTGGGGTTTATGACACTCCGGCTGATGACATAGTAGAAAGCGGCATGTCATCAGACATCCTGCGGAATTTGGAAAATGCTGGCTTAACGCAAAACACCGTCGCAGAAGAGATTGCCCGTTTAAACAATACTGAGCCGCAGGTTGTTCCAGAAACTACAAAATTAGCGCAAGAAAATGAATTATTAATAGCGGCCAAACGGCAGGCAGATGAAGAGGCGTCTAAGAATGCTGAGGTTTCTGCTTTAAACCAGTCAGGATTAACTCCTGCAGAACTGAGCGGTCCGTCTAATGACGACATCCTGCGCATGATTAATGCGCCTGCAGACGATACAGTTACCGTTACCACGCCCAAAGGTCCTGACGGCGACACAGATGCTGAGCGGGAAAGCAAAAGAATCTTAGACTTAATTGCGGTGGGCGGTGACCCTAATGCTATTGATGGTGATCCCAATTCAAAGACAGTTTTTATTGACACCAAAAGAGAACCCGTTGAAGAGCCAGTTTCAGAGCCTATTTTTCAAACACCCGTTACACCTAATGCCCCTAATTTAGGCAATTTGGGCGAGATGGTCATTACAACGGACCGCCTGCCCCAATCAAATTTAAACTTAACAACCGATCCTGTTGCTTTGCTTACCGATCCGCTAGCGCCAACGACGTTGCCAACGCCCGTTACCAAACCTGCGCCGGCAGCTAAGCCTGACCCGTTTGCAAACATTGATCCAATTCAAGCGTTGCAGGAGCTTTACAATCCGTTTAAACCTGCGCAATCTGCCAAACCACCTAGTCAAACTGACACTGGCCCTATACAATTAATGACAGATATTTTTGGTACCGATATATCCAAAGCGCAGAAGGCTGGCGCTCGCGGTTATGGGTTTTCTGCCGGTGGCGATATAGATGAGCTGCTGCGACTTTTAAGGAGATAATATGTACGATGATGAATCGGTGTCTGGTGATTATTCCGCCCCCTACGATGATCCTCGCCCGATGGATGATTACGGCATACCTTTGGATAATAGTTATGCCAATGCCTTAATGCAGCAACAAGAGTACGAGCAACGTGCCGCCGATCAAGCAGCCGCCGACTATATTGGTATGTCTCCCCAATATCGTGATTACGGTGACACTACCGGTGCGGGTGCCGCAGGCACGTCCTACGACTTTGGAGCTGGTGCAGGTGGTGGCTTAAAGAACATCCTGAACAAACTTACCAAAGATAAGCGCGGCAACCTTGACTGGGCAAAAATTGCCATGCTGATGTATGGCGCTAAAACTTTAGCTAAAGGCAAACAACCCTTGCCCAAGATGGGCTTCCAAGGAACTATTCCGCAGTCTCAAGCTAGTGTCAATCTTAGAACCGCTCCCCCTCCCGGTCGCAAAGCTGGCGCTTACGGCATTAATTACGGCGGTGATCCAACATACACCAAAATGGCAGAAGGTGGCCTAGCCAACCTCGCCAAAGGTCGTTACCTGCAAGGTGAAACCGACGGTATGGCTGATCAAATCCCAGCTCAAATTGGCCAAGACCAACCCGCCGCTCTTAGCCACGGTGAGTTTGTAATTCCTGCCGATGTTGTGTCCCATTTAGGTAACGGTAACTCCGACGCAGGCGCTAAGAAGCTTTACCAAATGATGGACAAGGTTCGTCAAGCCCGTACAGGCAACAAGAAGCAGGGCAAGAAAATTAACCCAGACAAGTTAATGCCCGGTGGCTTGGCCTTAGCCTATGCCAATGGCGGCAGTGTCATGAATTTTGCTGATGGCGGCACAGTTCCTACAAGCGGTGAGCAAACATTGTCTTCATGGGCGGCTCCTTATGTTACAAACATGTTGTCTGAATCGGAAGCTTTATCCAAAACACCGTACCAAGCCTATACCGGTCAGTTGACCGCAGGCCCTTCAGCGTTGCAAACTAAAGTCTCTGAGGGGTTGGGTGGTGTCAACTTTCCCGGTACTCTGGGGCAATCATTTAGTTCCACAGGCGCGTATCAACCGCCAGCCATGAACATGGATGCATACAAGACGCAACCGGTTGGTACAGGAACCCCTAGTGCCGGTATTACAGGTGCATCTATTGCCCCTCAGCCTGAGCAGTCTCAAGGCGTGGCTTCACAGTACATGAACCCGTATCTGCAGTCCGTGTTGCAGCCACAGTTGGCTGAGTTACGTCGTCAGGCAGAGATTACCAACCAGACCGGCATTGGTAATTTAACCAAGTCAGGTGCTTTTGGTGGTGGCCGTCAGGCCATTATGCAATCTGAAGCAGCCCGTAACCTGATGCAGGAAATGAACAAAACTGTTGGTCAGGGTTATGCAAGTGCCTTTGATAAAGGTATGAGCCAGTTCAACACCGAGCAGACCCAGAATCAAGCATTGGCTAAGATGATGGCTGATCAGGGAATTGTTGATCGCGGCATGGAAGCTGAACAGGTTGCCGCCGACAAGGCTCAGTTTGAAGAAGCTAGGGCAAACCCTTACAAGCAACTTCAGTTTAGACAGTCTATGTTGGACAAGTTGCCAATACAGACAACCAATTACAACACTGTTACGCCTAGCATGTTGGAGACATTGTCTGGCAACATGAAGAATATGAACGAGTTGCTCGGCAGACTCGGTCTTCTTGAAACACCTCCTAAGCCATAAGGTTTAAACATGATACGTCCAAGCGTTAATCAAATCACCTCAGCTTACACAGGCCGGATGCCTGCGTTGCAGGAACAGGTTGAAAAAGACCAGCAAGCCAATAATGGCATTCCATCCGACTTGCGCAAGCTAATGGCCCTGCAAGATCTACTGTCTGATGGCAAACACATGGGCATTGATCAGGCTCTAAAGGCCCCGCAGAACCCTGCAACAGTCAGTCAGAGCTACCAAGACCGTGCCCGTCAGATTTTGCAGGCAAGGATGGCGCAAGCTCAGCAAAGTAATGCTATTGCTCGAAAGCAACAGGAAGCCATGGTCGGCCAAGGCCGTCCCGGTCCTGTGCCTGAGGGCATTGCACAGCCTGAGCGCCAGCCAGAAGGCCTTGACCAGCTTGAATCTAACGTCGGTGAATCCTATGCCAACGGCGGCATTGTTGCTTTTGATGGCACTAAAGGTAGCGAAGTAGAAGACAAAGACAAAGAAAAGAAAGCCAAACCAACCACCGGAAGTTATCTTGGAAGAAGCGAAGGCAAAAACCTTTTGCCAGACCGCAGTGGATATGAAGGCATGGGCATTGGTGAGTTCTTGTCCACCATTGGTTCCGAAGGCATGGCTAAGCTTAAAAGTGTCTTTAGCCAAGACGAATCTTTAGCCAACAAAATGCGGAACCCGACATTGTCGGAGAAGGTTGCCAAAAGCATGGCAGAAGTGAACAAGCGAGACCCCAACATTACCAATGAACAGTTGGAGCGTCTTGGTCTTGCAACCCGTACAGATCAAATGCCTCAACAAGTCATTGGTCAGAAGGAGGCTCCGCCGCCTGCCGCACCACCTAAACCGCAGATTACCAAAACTACAGACAAGCCTAGCATTGCAAACTTGCCTGCTGTTGCTGACCTGTTGCCACCAGTACTACCAACCCCTGAAAAAGGTTCACCACGGGATGTAATGGGTAAGAGTATGACTCTTGACCCAGATGCGGAAATGAACCGTGTTCTTGCCGCCCGCGAGAAGTTAGTGGGCGCTCCGGATACATCGCAGTACCAAGCATTGATTGAAGAACTGCGTGGCCAGAAGGCTAAGCTCCAGAAGAAGCCTGAGCCGGGCTTTGAAAGCCTGATGGAATATTTTGGTGAGATTGCCGCCGGCCCAACAGTTGGACGATCAGGTAAAGCTGGCGCTATGGCTGCCGAGCGTTTACGTCAGCGTGAGCTGGAGAAAGAAAAGCAAGCCAATGCTTTGTCTGAGCGCATGATTGAAGCCGCCCAGAAACAGCAAGACGCCATTTACGGTTACAAGAAGGAAGGCTTTGCCCTCAGTGAAGGTGAACGCGCCCGTGTGTTTAAAGAGCGCTTTGATGCCGCTAAGGCTGCTGGTGAGTCTGATGACCGCGCTAGACAACTGGCCCAACAGGCTGTGCTTGAGCGTGAAAAAATGAAGCAACAGGCTCAGTTGGAGCGCGAGCGTAATGCCGCCACCATCAAGGCCGCTGGTATTGGCCGCCAAGGTCAGATCATGGACATGGCTCAAGCTTTGGTCAAGGATGACACTACCGGCAAGTTGACATTTCCCGCCGCTTTGGAGCAGGCCGCAAAAATCATTGCAACCTCTGCTATATCCGGCCAAAACGTCAAGTCACTTGCTGATTACCAAAAAGCCAAAAAAGAAATTGAGGCTTTATATCCACCGTATATGCGTTCAGGTCCAAGCAAAACCGCCATCGCCCAACAGCAGAATTATGACGCAGCAATGGCAGAACTGCAAAGAGACTACGGTATAAATCAAGGAGCTGGTTTAAACTCTTTACCAGCCACTCAAGCTGGAGTTAAAATTCTCAGCATTGAACCATCACCAAAATAAGGTAAGTTGCCATGTCGATAGCTCGCGTTCAGTTGCCGGACGGCAGGATTGCTACTGTTGAAATCCCAGACGGACTGTCAATAGAACAAGCTCAGACATTACTTAATCAGCAATTTGCCGTTAAACCACCAGCGCCACCTGTTGGTAGTGCCGGTTTCTCATTGGCAGATACAGGCCGTGCAGCCCAACAAGGTTTATACGGTGGCCTGCAATCATTAACTGATCTGTTTGGTGCTGGTAACGCAGTCTCCAGAGACCTGTCGGCTCTTCAGCAAGAAGCCGCAGGCAAAATGTCCGAAGAGCGTAAAGCTGAGATTGCCCGACGTGAACTGCTTAAGAAGCAAGCCGAAGGCAACACTTGGGAAGAAATTAAAGCCACGGTGGGTGGCTTTACAGAAGCCCCATTACAAACCACTATTGGCGCTTTAACTAGCAGCGCTCCTATTATTGCCAGTGCGTTTATACCGGGTGGACAGCCTGCCGCAGTTGCAGGCCTAACAGGCCGTGCCGCATTAGGTGCTCGTGCCCTTGCCGCCGCTAAATCACCTGCCGCAGGTGTTGGCGCATTGATGGGTGTCGGTGGTCAGAAGGGCCAAGACTACGAAGCAGTCAAGCAAGCCCTGCTTGCAAAGAATTACTCAGAAGCCGATGCTGAAAGACTTGCTCAAGAAGTAAGCGGTTACTCACTTGAGAATGCACCACGTCAGTTGGCTTCAGGTTTGGTTGGCGGCTTAGAAGGTGTCACCGGTATTGAGCGTTTACTTGGCCGTGCCGGTAGACTCGGCAAGGCGGCCCCTGCTGATAAAGCGGTTGGATTGCCTGAGCCAACATTCGGTCAGGCTCTGCGTCAAGGTGTGGTCAGCGAGGCGTTACCTGAAGCATTACAGGCCTCTACAGGGCAAGTGGGCACTAACATCGCATTGACTCAGGCTGGCATTCCTACTGACTTATTGCAGGGTGTTGCGGCACAAGCTATTCATGATGCTTTGGTTGGCGGCACATTGGGTGCCGCTACATCACCACTCAAGATGCGTGAACTCCGTCAAGAGTTTGTCAGCGATGAGATGGCCCGCAAGCGTGAAGAAGACGCAAAGCTTGCGGAAGGCATTAAGAAAGCCGCCGCCCAACGTGAGCAAACTAAACAGCAGTTTGTTGGTAAACAGCCTCTGTTGCTTCCAGCCCCTAGCCAAGAGCTTGAGGCTGTTAAAGAGGTTGCCCCGCTCCAGAATCCTATTGGTAACCTGACCCCTGATGAGTTAGGCCCTGAAGTTTCTAGCTACCTCAATCAGTACCGCAAAGCGAATGGCTTGCCACGCCTGCAGTCGTACTCAATTGAGGACGTTAAAGATGCTATGACTGCGGTTAATCCAGAGGGCGAGAAGGCCGCTCTGGACTCCATCCTAGCCGCGAAGACTGGTTACACAGGCCAGCAAAACTTCACAGCCAAGGATGTTGAGAACGCCGCCATTGAGAAGAACGTTGCAACTGGAACCAAGGGTTTCAGCGACTTCTTAGCCAGAACCACAGGTGTAAACAGCCTTGATCAGATGTCTGAGCCGCAGCTCTATGCCGCGTTTAAAGCATTGTCTGACATGCCTGCCAATACAACTGGCGAGCAGATAGTTTTGCCTGAAGGTACAAACGCATCACGGTTTACACAGAAGCAGTACGACAGCGCAGTCAAGTACGTTGGTCTGTCCTTTGGTGAAAACAACGGCAAGCCACTGTCTACAGAAACCATTCTGGCTGACATCAAAGACTCAACCAACTTGGCAACTGACCGCGACGCCAAGGCGTTGTTGGATACAGCGATTAAGAATGGCGACCTTGAGCAAAGCCAGCAGGTCGTCTATCGCACGTTTAAACCAGACACCGACCAGATGGTGGCCACGTACCCAACCCGGGAGCGTGCCAACGCGGCAGCGAAGAAGCAGGGTTTAAACGTCAGGGAAGCTACCCTTACCCAAGTTGCGCCTAAAGCACCCGTTACCCCACCTACTGCTCCCCGCGCAGGCCTACCTGCCGGCTACGACATCACTGAGCGTCAGTTCAAGGAAGGTGAGGAGCCAGAGGGCTACCAGATCACATCCGAGGCAGGCGGTAAGCCATTCCCAACAATCCTGAATCAAGCAGAAGTTGAAGGCAAGATTGCACAACTGTCCGCAGATCGTCAGGAGATTGCCGCCACGAAGCTTCAGGAAGTTATGAAGTACGAGGACACCGTTAACCAAGGCAAGCGTGAGCTTGAGAAGCTGGAAGCGGCTGGCGAGTTTGACACCGACAACTACAAGCAAAAGAAAGCCCGTCAGGCCGCTAAGGAAGACCTCCTTGGTAAGCGTATTGAAGCTCTCTACAAAGAAATCGAGGGGCTGACAGCCCCGTTGAAATCCAAGGCTGTTGGCTCCAAGCCAATCGCCCGTAAAGGCTTCACCGTTACCAAAGAAGGCAAAGAGTCCGGCACATTTCCAACCCGTGAAGCGGCTGAGGAAAGCATTCTTGCTGGCCTGTCTGACGAGGCTTTGGATGCGTTGGTATCCGATAAGAAGTTTGGTGGCTTAGCTAACCGTGCGGCGGCTGAACAAAACCGTCGCCGTAGCAAGCCTGCTACCACCGGTAAAAAGGTTTCTGAAGTTCTAAAAGACATGGAGTCGGGTCCTGAGGTTCCTGAGACACCAGAGTTACTTGCCAAGACTAAGCCCCTGCGCGACATGCTCAACCGCTTTGGTTTGGGTGATGTTGCCTTGAAGCTTGTTAAAGCCATTGAGAACCAAGCTGACGGCTCCTATGCCGGCAAGGTCATTGAATTGGCTTTGGATGCTAAGAACCCTATTCGTACCCTCCGTCATGAGTCACTGCATGCCTTGAAAGAGCTAGGCTTCTTTACCGATGCGCAGTGGAAGTCTCTTGAGAAGATGGCCCGTGACAAGTGGATTCCAAAGTACCTTGAAGGCTCTAAGGCTGTCTTACAAGACGGCACCACAGGCACCCGTCTGCAAGCCTACAAAGAAATGGGTTTGACAGAAGCCGACATCATTGAGGAGGCAATTGCTGACGCTTTTGGTGACTTTGATGTAAACAAAGCCCCTCCCGGTTTGATGACTGCGTTGCTGAACAAGCTGCGCGGATTCTTTGAGAGTTTAAACAACTACCTTGAAGGCCGTGGCTTTGAAAACTCACAGGACGTCTTTGGCGCTATTGAGAAGGGCCAGTTAAAAGCCGGCCAAGCTCAGGCTGGCGGTAAGAAGCTGAGCCTGATTCGCCCCGCAGTTGAAGGCGAAACCGAGATCTCTACGCAAAACCCACAAGGCGTCAAGCGTACAAACGACCCCATCACTGACATGCTGTCAATTGATGAGGCGGCAGTGCGTGAAGCAATGAAAGCCAACCCCGACATGTACAAGCGTACAGTCCAAGCCATTAAAGGCTATGGGTTCGTTCCTCTCAACACACCAAACAACCAAGTGATTGAGTTGTTTAAACGCAATATTGTTAACAACTTGCTGTTTTTGCACGATCAAGTTCCAGCAGACATTCGTGAGCGTAGCAAGCTTTGGTATGACGGTGCTAACCGTATTGCCACCGATATGAGTAAACAGTTTGGCGTTTCTATGGAGCAGGTGTCCGGCATCATGGCCGCCATGTCGCCACAAAAGGATTGGTTCCAGAACGTGTCCATGGCTGAACGGGCGCTTGACATCCTAACTGAGCAGAAGAACAAGACTTGGGACGACAACATGCTCAAGTACGCTCAGAGCTATGTCAATGAGGCATCAAGCCGCAAGGAGCGTGAGAAGCGTCAGGCTGCGTTTGACAAGATTAAACGTGTAGCTAAAGCCGGTACAACCCTGAGCAAGATGAATCTTGATGATGCCGCCGCATTCATTAGGGCCTACGACGAGGCTTACAACTCCCGTCAGTACCGCATCGTTACCCCAGAGGGTGGCTTTGGCGACTTGGTCACCAACAACGACGGCACACCATCTACCATGATGTGGTCAACCTACGACCCCATTAAGAAGACTGTCAGCATCTTCCGTGACGGTAGCCGTCAGAACATTAGCAAGCAATTGGGTGAAGAGCATAAAATCCGCTCCTTCTACAACAACATTGCCGCCCCTAACAGCGAAATTGGTCACGTCACCATTGACACCCACGCCGTAGCCGCAGGCCTGTTTGAAGCCTTGGCTGGCACTGACAAGCCAGTGACTCATAACTTTGGCGGCACAGGTAAGTCAAAAATCTTAGGTGTTGGTGGAACCTACGGCATCATTGCAGATGCTTACCGTGAAGCCGCAAGCCGTAAGGGCATCAAAGCCCGTGAGATGCAGTCCATTACATGGGAAGCTGTGCGTGGCCTGTTTGGTGAAGACATCAAGAGCACCATCAAGCCTAAAGTCCGTGCTGAGTGGACCAAGTACCGTGAGGGCCAGCAGTCCTTCAACGAGACTCGCGAGAAGATCATCGACATCGCAGGCGGTATCGATAACCCTGACTGGGTAGGCGGTGACGCTGGCACGTTCGTTTCTAACGGCGGTGCAAGTTACGACAAAGCGTTTAAACCCGAAGGTGGTGTGCGCCTGCGTGAGGCAAAAGACATTCGCGAGAAGCTGACGTTCAACCTCTCCGCTGTGACTAACTCCATCCCCGGCCTGCGCGAGCTGTATGCCCGGGCAATGAACGGCGATAAAGATGCGTACCGAGTGCTACAGAACGTGGCCGAAAGCAACCTCAAGTTCTTGCTCAGCGGTACAAACGCTAAAGTCAAGGTTGAGAACGCCAAGGGCGTTTACATGGCCGACCGTGAGCCATCCATCGCAGTCAGCGTGTCGTTCAATGAAAGAGACATGGCTAACGTGATGGCTTCACTGGCTAAGTTTGCTGACAGCTACAACCAACAACAGATCCATGTGCGTCAAGAGACTGCACAGAAGTTTGGTCATGAGTTTGGTGACGGCTCTTACGCAACTGCCGTGTACCAAATTGACCTCAAAAAACAACTCAATGACAATCAAATTTCACGGGTGATTGAAGAGTCGGGCTTGCAAGGTTTTACAATTACCGATGACACACTTACTGCATATTTTGTAAAGGCAGGCGGCAATGAACAAGAAAACTTCAAATCTTTCGGAGAGCGAGTCAAGCACCTCAACAAGTTGGTGGGAGACGGCTCTAGCCAACCTAGACGAACAATTGAACGCCTCTACGTCTACGGCGAAGGGGATGGAGCAAGAATCCCGTACAGGGATGTTGCCTACCCTACAAGCGACATTCGTACCAAGCAAGCGAGCGACACAGCCACCCCAAGAATAATTGCTGAGTACCTCAACAAGGCTCCTGTTACAACGTTTAAACAGAAGCCGTTAAGCGCAGCGCAAGTTAAAGAACAGCAGAAGTTGATGCGGGCCTTCGAGGCCATGCCAGTCAACGATCTGAAGAACCCTCTGGTTAAACGCGCCTACACTGCGTTGGCTAACGCTCTTAAAGAGCAGTTCAAGGTTATCCCAATTAAGGTTGAGTTGATGGAGTCAACTGCGGAGCCTTATGCCAACAGCGATGCAGTCCGTCGCGATGTGAGCATGAACAACCGCTTCAAGGTCTACGCCACATCACCAGAAACATTTGGCCCACCCGGTTCAAACTTCAAAGGCCACCCTTTACTCAAGGACTCCGGCCTGAAGGATGTAAACGGCAAGCCAATGCTTTACAACGACTTGCTCCGTGCAGTCCATGATTACTTTGCCCACAACCTGACTGAGACGCAGTTTGGTCCAAATGGTGAAGCAGCCGCTTGGCGCAATCACATGGCGATGACGCAAGACCCGTTTGCACGTTGGGCGCTGACATCAGAGACCCGTGCCCAGAACGCATGGCAGAACTTCCGCCCCGGCGTGGAGAGTTTAAACCTTATCCAGCGTGGCTTTGCTGACCAGAAGGCGGCCTTGCCACCTCTTGAGTTTGTGATGACTGGCGATGCCAAGGTTGATGAGCCAGTGACTGAGCTAAAAGAGTTGCTGACTCCTGAGCAACAACGAGGCAGTGCTCCTGCTAAGTACAGCCTCCGTGAAGCGCCGGACACACCTGAGTTTAAACGCTTCTTTGGCCGCAGCGGATTCATTAACAGCTCCGGCCAGCCGATGACGATGTATCACGCAACTGATGCAGACATCACTGAGTTCAGAAGCTCTGAAGACGGCAAGCTAGGCGCTGGCATTTACTTGTCATCAGTCCCTGAGTACGTAACCCAGTTTGCACCCGAAGGCAATGTGATGCCTTTGTACGCCAGTGCTCAGAATCCATTCATTCTGAACATTAGCAGTGATGCAGTTAAAACCCTGTTGGAAACACGCAGGGCTTATGGCATGGGTATCGACAAACAGATGGAAGCCGCAGTCGCTTTGTTGACTGATGGCAAGAAGCGTTTAAAGGATCTCACCGGGCAGCAGGTACAGAACCTGTTTAAACGCAACGGATATGACGGCATCATGGCGCGTGACGATGCAGGCAACATCATCGAAGCCATCGTGTTTAAACCTGAGCAGGTGAAGTCTGCGACCGGTAACGTTGGAACTTACAGCCCTAAGAACAAAGACATTCGTTACAGCTTGCGTGATGCGACTGACATGTTTGACCCAGCCGAGGTGGCGAAGTCTGCTGAGACAGGATTCAAGTCACGCTACAAGCTCATCAACATGAGCATTGATGACTTCTTACGCTTGGCAAAGCTAGGCAAACAAGACTCCAAGTTGGCTGAGGCTACCGACCGTGTTGAGAAGGGTGTGAAGTTCACAAGCATTCCATACCTCTACATGGATCGTGAAGGTAACAATCTGCGTGTGACAGGCCATGAAGGTAGACACCGTGCTATGGCTCTTCAGAAGGCGGGTTATGAAACCATGCCTGTAGAGATCCGCAGTGACATTCGTTGGTCGGAGCAGACTGACCCTGATCGCTTTGACTACGAGCCAAACTGGCCTGAGCGTATTCTGGCGCAAGAAGGTGCGTTGCGTGAAAGCTTTGGCATCCCTATGCCGTTTACACGCGAGCAATCTCCAGCACCGTACCAAGTCCCAACCAAGAAGTTGAGCTTGCGTAGTGTTGAAGACACCATCAGGGCTATGCCTAACGGTGACAAGATTCACCAAGCGGTCGCTACTAAAACCACCGCCCGTGAAGAGAAGAGCATTGCCCGTCGCATTCTGGACGCCTTTGCGGGAGAAAGCATTGCCGCCTTACGTCAGCAAGCCTTGAACCGCTACAACCAACTGAGCGTCTACGACAAGATGTTGGCTGACAAGATGGGCGGTAAAGCCTTGCTTGCAGACTCCAGTGCTGAAGCCGCCGCTTTGCTGTCTGACACAGCCGCCGGCGTCGCTGCCGCTGCGTTTGGTGTAAACAACGTTGGCGGTGCACCGGTCTACAGAAACGGTGTAACGGTCGTTGATAACTTTGACGGCACGGTCAAGGGCCTGATGGACATTCTCATGCCCTTGGCTGAGATGAAGGATCCATTTGCCTACCGTGCTTTCCAGTTCTATGCCGCCTCTAAACGTGGCTCACGCTTTGAAGCTGACGGTAAAGAGAAGCCGTTTGATAAAGACGACTTTGCCTACGCAGCACAGCTGGAAGCGGAGTACCCTGTGTTTAAACAGGTGCACGCAGACTGGATTGCTTATAACGACAAGCTCGTAGACTACATGGTAGCTACTGGTGTCATTAGTAAAGACAAGGCCAAAGAGTTTACGAAGTACGCTGATTACATTCCGTTCTACCGCCAGCTTGAAGGCGAGGACACCATCGGGCCTAAGGTCTTCCAGAGCATCTCAGGTGTCAAGGCTCCTAAGAAACTCAAGGGCGATAGCGATGCACCGATTGCCGACTTCATGGAAACCATGGTTCGCAACACCCAGTCCATCATCCAAGCCGGCATGAAGAACACTGCCGGACAGAAGGCGATTGATGTGGCCTTGCAGTTGGATATGGCTGAGAAACTGGACAAGCAGTCTAGCGCTCCCGGCACTGTGACCATCATGCGTGACGGTGAGTACGTCTCTTACGCGGTTGGCGATGAGCTGTTAATAAACTCAGTGAAGAGTTTAAACATGCCTGATGTAAAGCTCTGGGGCATCTTTGCTGGCCCGGCCAACTTGCTTCGGAACATGGTTACCAAGGATCCCGGCTTCATGTTAGCCAACTTGTTGCGTGACTCCATGTCAGCCTACGTCACTAGCGGTGTCAAGATGACCCCCGTTGCTGATACCGTGGCTAACTTTGGCCGAGCACTGGGCGGTACTGACCCAACCTATCAAGCACTGGTTAAGGCTGGTATTTTGGGTGGATACGACTACGCTCAGGGCGTTGAGAAGAGCGGTGCACAGCTTGCCGCTGACCTGCGCAAGCGTACAGGTAGCCAAACACTGGGCGAGAAAGCTCTGGACGGCTTTGGCCTGTGGAGCACCCTTGAGAAGGGAACCTCTGCATCTGATGCCGCTACCCGCATGGCCGTTTACAACAAGGTGTTGGAAGACACAGGCAACGAAGCGGAAGCCATCTTCCGTGCGCTTGAGGTGATGAACTTCAACCGCAAAGGCTA